AACATATAAAAAAAAGAGGGCCGAAGCCCTCTTTAGTTTTTCCGAAACTCTTGATTCTTATGTCAAGATATTGTCTACACGGAAGATTCTGTAGTACTGGTTTGTACGGTTTGTAGCAAGACCATCTGCAGCATTTGAGCCAACAAATGGGTTTGACGCCATGCCATAACGAGTTTTGAACCCGATACGTGGCTGGAAGTCGTTCTCGCCAACTGCACGAACCATTGTTAGTGGTACGTATGGGCAGTAGAATACACCTGCGTCATATGGGTTTGTACCTTTATAACCTACGTTGATGTAATCGGTATCTGCATATGGGTCGATGTATACGCGGATACGACCGTTTAGAACACCAGCAAATGTGTTGCCTGTGTCATCAACGTTCAAGTTAGTTGATAGAGCTGGAGAGTAATCCAACATACCTGAAGCTGCTAGAGCACTTGCAACATCTGAAGAACAGATGATGAAGTTACCTTTACCGCGACGTGTTTCTTTCGCGATTGTGTTAGCTTCACGATCTAGTTGTACGCCTAGACCTTTGAATTTTTCTGCAGACCAACGACCATCAGCATCTGAAGACAAGTCAAAGATACCTTTAGTTGTTACGTTCGCTTGACGTGCACCAATTTTCGCTTGAGCGTTAACTGTACGTACGACTTCACGGTTGATTTCCGCTAGGATTTCAGTTGAAAGAATGTTTGCCAACTCTGTCTCTGCGTCCAAGCCATGAATTGCTTTCAAGTCTTGCGCTAGTTCTAGAGTGTATTCTGCTTTCAACGCACGTGATTTTGCAGTAACAGTTGCTTTTTCAATGGTGAAGCCCATTTCTGCAAACGCTTGTGCGCCTGAAGTACCTAGTGCTTCTGCCTCAGCAGTTGTCATTGCGTCGCCAGTGTATGGCGCGTAGGACGCGCCTGAGTCAACCAATGTGCCGTCAGCGTCTGTGTCTGTAACACCGCTTAAGCCTGATGGTGAACCATTTGCTGTTGTCGCTGAATCACCTGAGAAGTTGACTGCTGCTTCATCGAACAGTGCTTCGTCGTTTACTGATACACCAGCTGTTGTTGTTTTGTAACGTGATTTCATCGCGAAGATCAAACCTGTTGGACCTGACATTGGCTGAACGCCACAAATGTCATAAGCCATCAAGTTTGGCATAGCACGACGAACTAGTGAGATTAGAATTGGGTTCCAGTTAGATGCGGCACCAGTACCACCATCTGTTGATGAAACACCATTACCAGCTGCGTTAGCCGCAACTTCGCTAATCATGCCTTGCTCCATAAGAGCTTTTTCTGTGTTCTCCAGAACGGCAGCAGTAACCGAGCGCTTGTGCGCTTCCTCGATTTTACCAGCTGACTCTTCGTTCAATACTGGAGACCATTTCTCTACGAGACGATCATAAGTTTCCATTATAGGATCTCCTTAATTATTTTGTTGTTTTTCTTAGGGCTTGAAGATAAGACTCCATCATCGCATTCGTTTCAACAGCTTCATCCGCTGTATCATCTTCTGATTCTTCTGCAATAACGGAAGTAGCAGTTTTTTCTTGCTTGAAATATGATTCTTTCAAAGTTGCAACTTTTGCTGCAAATGCTTCTTCTGATTCAAACTCTACGCTTTCTGCTAGTGAGGTAAGCTTTTCTACTTGAGTTTCTGCTAGATCACGTGAAGCTTCACGGATAATATCCTTACGCTTGTATGATTCTAGTTCTTCTGCAATTTCGATAGCTTTTGCTACAGCGTCATTGTAGCTTTCTTCAAGCTCTTCATGTGCTGTTGCAAGTTCATCTACTAGGTCGACCTTAGATTCAGGAACATCAACATAAGATTCTACAAATAGGTCTTTCAACTTATTCATAAATCCTTCAGCAACTTCAGTACGTAGTCCTGATTGAATTGCTAGTTTGTTATCTTCCATCCACTGCTCAACCACATAGTCGAGGTAGCTGTCTACTTTTTCTACTAGATCTGTTTTGATAGAAGTTACTTCCTCATCAAGTTGAGTTGCGTATTCTTCTTCCAAACGATTGATCTCTGTAGCAATTTTAGACTTAACCGCTGCTTCAAAGATTACTGCTGTTTTGGCTTTAAACTCTTCTGAAAGAGTTGCCTCAGATTCAACCAGAGCACTTAGGTCTTCACTAAAGTCTCCATCGAATTCAACATCTTCGGCCTTCATCGCTGCTGGTGCAGCAGGTGCTTTTTGCATTGGTTCGCTGTTGCTCTTATCGCCTTTACGAGCTTTCGCTTTAGGGCCTTTATTTTCAGCTGCATCAACAGATGCTACTGATTGAGCTTCAGCATTTTTTGGATCATGAGCTTCTTCGATTTCCTCGTCGAGCTCGACATCCTGGTCTTGTACTTGATCAGTCATGTTTGACTCCTTAATATTGATTTGTTTTCAGTAACGAGAGGAAATTCTTATACTCACGAACTTGCGTTTCATATAGATCCGCACGTGTCGCACGTTTAATTTCAGTCTCTATTTTTTCAATTTCTTGAGCTTCAATGATGCCATTATTCCAGACCCACTCTACACCTTCCATAATTCCATTAACAAAAGCTTGTGGAGCAGATGGATCTTGTACGATATCAACCGTATTAAGCATAAAGTCATCTTTGACGTACATAGTACCGTTACGTTGCTCAAGGCTACCCATACCACGAGTTGAGACACCTAGTTGAACACCACCCTCAAGCAAACCTTTTACAATATTGCCCATTGGAGTATCCAAAATTCGTGCCTTTCCCATAACATTATTTCCCTCAATTTGAAGGTCAGTAATCTTATGAGATACTTTATCTAAGTTGACAGTTGGTCCTTCAGGGTGGTTTAATTCCCCAACCGCTCTGTCCTTAGAAACCTGTTCATCGACATATTTACCAACTGCTCTTTCCATTACAGCTTTTGGATAAATACGTCCATTTCTATTTTTAGATTCAGCCATAGCAAAGATGCCCTCAATCATATGAGATTTAGAGCCATCTTCTTTCTTTTCAACGACGCACTGAACATCAGTTTCAGTGTATTCTGTAATTAGCTTCATCTACTTACCCTTATATTGTTTAACAAACTCTTTTGCCATTTTCTCTGCTTCACGCTGAGTTTTATAAGCATCAAGTCTATCACCGTCGATGTACACTACAAAGCCATTTGTCTCTTTAGTAATTTTAACGGGAATCCTATCCATTTTGGTATTCAATACTTGTTTACCAGATGGTTTCCTACCCGCTAATTCTCTAATCTGTTCAAATGTTTTTGTCATGTATCTTTTAACTTATATTTATACTTTTTAATTTTTTGATCAATCTTCTTCAGATTCATCAACTTCTTCTTCTTCTTCATCTTCCAAGTCTAATTCAAGTTGTTCATCATCATCTTCTAGCTCGTCAATAGCTGCTTCGATATCTTCCTCATCTGGTTCAACATCTTCTTCACCATTAAATACTTGACCTGCCACAGCAATCTTTTCTTGTTCTAAAGCATCATTCATTTTATCCTGTAAAATTTCATGAAATGTGGGTCCGGCTTTTGCAAAGTCTTGATCTGCTACGCTATTAATTAGATCTTCAATTGACATAATTTACTCCTGTTCTTGTTCAGCTTCATCATCTGGAATCTCGCCAGAAGATTTTTCTTGATCTATTTGCTTCTTCATTTCTTCAATATCATTATCATCTAACTGCAGTACGTTTTTCATTACATATTCTTTTGAGAAGAATTCTCCAACATATTGCTGCATTTGATCTAATGTTTGGATTCTATTTTGTAAGAGCTCAGCATCTTTCAATTCTGAGAAATGATTGTCTCTTACATAATCAACAACAATATCTTGTTGCCAATCATTCCAATCTTCTTCTGTAATAATACCCTTCATAATGAGCTGTTTTTTCAGAATCTCTGTAAACAGCATTGAAAAACGTTTTCTTAAACGATCAATAAACTTTTGGAATTTAATTTCATCCCTATTTATTTCAGTAGAACGACCTAGTGAAAACTGTGCTTCTTGCTCAAGTCTATTGATTGGTACGTTTAATGAACGATACAGGCGTTTTTGGAAATATATAATGTCATCAATTTGTCCTAGATTCTCGCCACCAGGAAGTGTTGAAATCTCAGTACCTCTGCCACCTTCTCTACGAGGTAGCCAGAAATCTTCCAACATTGACATATGTTTACGGTCATCGCGGATCTTACCAGTATCAGCATCATATACAAGTTTATTACGGTATCGAGCCATAATATCTTTCATATATGTTTCAGCTTTACCACGTGGTAAGTTACCAACATCAATATAGAAAATACGACGTTCAGGAGCTCTCGATAGTCTATAAATGACTAGAGAATCTTCCATCATCCGTAATTGGTTAATTGGTTTTAGAGCTTTATGAAGATGAGATACAACTCTTTTACGATCAACATCTAACAAACCAGATGTTACATATGAAACTGAATCATTAGATAGTTTTACACCTTGATTTGTTCCACCGGGCTTTTCTTGATAGATATAGAACTCATCCACTTTTTCTACCAAAGATGCACCAGTGACTGGATCTTTTTTCTTTTTTATCTCTTTTACTTTACGGATTTTAGTAGAATCAACTGGTCTAATTTCTTGAATACCAGCTTTCAAATTCTTTTCATCTACTACAAGATGGTGGTAAACTCTACCATCTACATACCATTTACGAAAAATATCATGTCCGAAATCAGTGAATTGTAACATAGAACAAATATTATCAAATTCTTCGGTCATAGTCTTTTTTAATTGATCACTAAGACCTTCAACATGATCTAGAATAAGAGTCACTGGAGATTGATTTTCATTACCAGTAATTGCTTCATTTACAATATCTTCAATGGCAGCATCAACTTCTGGATGTACTGCTACTGCTCTGTATTGTCTAATATTTTGTAAGTTGTCTTTTGCATGGTCGCCTTCACCAAGGTTAACATAAGTACCATAGTGAGCACCAGCGGCTGTAACATAACCAGCACCATCCTGATCTACAGGTGGAACGATAGACTGCATTTTATCTGCATTCTTATCTTTTGCTCGTTTTATTTCAAAGCCAAATAATCTAAGTGAGTTATTATCAGCCATAGTAATTCCTAATATTATGTGAAGAGGGGCCTCTCAGCCCCTCAATCTATTTATACTACTTTATGTAGTTGTATTTGATTCCCAGTATTGTACCTGGAATTCTGCAGTGAATCTTTCGATTTCATTTTCAGAACCGTAGTTTAAATCGATAGCTGAAAGAGCTGTTGGGAAACAGCTTCTAAAGTTATATGTCTTTAGAACTGAACCTTCTCTATCAATTTGTTCTACCAAAAGATCTGCTTCATAGTCTACTGGATTAGTAAGACCGGTGTTATCTGAATGAGCATTAATACCATTCATCCAACGTTCCATTGCATCTCTAATAGTAAAGTCTACGTCATTAATAATGGTTGCTGTCCACGTATCAAATGTACGATCCCCAGCCATTTTCAATCTTCTGCCACGGAATGGCATTTCGATTACACTTAAGTTTGATGCAGGCAACTGAGCTGCCTCGCATAGAAACGATGTAAGCTCTACATCGCCATTAGCATAAGTTGGGAAGTTAATGGTCGCTTTAAATAGATTCGGTCTAGCGCCACCACCACGCAACTTGGCTTTAAAATCATCAACGCCTAATACTGCCATCTGTTATTTCTCCTACGCTTATACCGCTAGTCCGGCGACTTCTTCAAAGTCAACACCGGATCTTACAGCTACAAAGTTAAGAGTGATGTAGTTGATTGAGCGTGCTGGCTTGATAAAGATGTTCGCTACGAACTCATTTCTATCAATTACTGCTGCAGTGTTGTTTGTATCATCACATACAACTCTGAAGTCTGTAATACCTCTTCTTCCTTTGATTTCTCTTAGGAATGGTTCTACAATATTTACAAACTCTGCTCTGGTGAATTCATCATTCAATTCGAACAAAGTATTTCGTGCAGCCAATGCAATTGCTCTTTCTACCACGTTAAATAGACGACGTACGTTGACACGGTCAAATGCACTTGGTCTGTTTAGGTGGGTCTTATCACCATATAGCAAAATACCTTGTCCAGGTAGATTTGCAACAGGGTTGATACCAGCTTTATAAAGCGTATCTCTTTCTGTTTTTGTTGGTGTATAAGCCAAAGATGTTACGCCAAGGTAAGCACCACGACGTGATCCAGCTGGTGAGAACCAAGGAGCTGAATTTGCATCTGAAGCAGCCATAATACCTGCTGTTGAAGAAGCAGCTGGAATATAGATGTACTTATCATTGTACTTATCGTATACTTTTAGCCAGTTGTTATCAACAAATAGGTATGAACTTCTTGTATAAGCATCCGCGTCTGTAACTGAAGCAGAGACTGGATCAGCATTACCGACTACTGAGTTTTTAGCTGGAGATGTAACAACAACGCAATCTTTACGGGTTGTTCCGGCAGTTACTACTAGATCGTCTACTAGTGTATCTTGATCACCAGCAACTGTTTTACCAGGAGCAATTAAGAAGTCGACTGTAATAGTATCTTTATCTTCAAATTGGTTAAAGGCGCGCAAGTAATCATCAGTACCTGCGGCTGAACCAATTGTTCCTCCTGTTAGAGAGTGTGAACCTGTTGAGTCTACAACATTGTTCATCCAAATGTAATTAGAACCTCTGTTAATCACATCTTTCATATAGTTGCTTGAGCCATCAGCATTTGTTGCTGAAGTCGTAGCTGATACAAATGGGTATCTTTCTAGTACAGTATTTGCTGAACCAGTAATTACACCATCTTGGTCTAAGACAAGAATATGATGCTCTTCTCCTGTTGGAGCTGCATCAAATTGATCTTTATATGCTTGTGACCAAGAGGCCCAGTTTGTTGCATCTGACCAAACAACTTGAATTGAGTTTCCTACTTCACCAGGATATTTTGCGAAAATATTTCCTGTTGAAAATGTTCCTGCTTCCCATGCATCTCTGTTTTTAATTAGAGTAGCCGCGGCTGAACTATCACAAGCATTTAGTGCTGTGGCATCTGCGGCTCTTGAAACTTGTAATGCATTGGAATATTTTAAAAAGTATGCTGCGGATAGAAAGTCTACCGCAAAGCTATCGCTTGGCGATCCGAATGTCTCAGCAAGATCTGCTTCATTTTGAATCAGAGTTGCTGTTTCTACGGGACCCCAGCGAAATTCACCAGCAAACGCGCCAGTAGTTGATTGAACATTAGGCACACCGCCTGTAAGATCAACCTCTTTGACGACAATAGCTGGAGATTCTGAAGGTGCACCAATTGCCATATTTGTTTTCCTTTTCCAGTAATCGAATTATATGTTTTCATAATACGGATATTCAATTACTTGTATTTATAATTTTACATATTTAGAACATATGTCCCACATCTTCGTACCACGGTTTTCCATTTACAAGGTTCTCTTCTTGTTCAACGGCCTCTAAACCATCATCAACAAAACCGAATGGTAAGACATCAGCTTCAATTTCGTCCATTCTTTGTTTAAACATCATTTCTTTTAACGATACTTCCGTTATTTGTTCAAATGAATTAGACACAGCAAAATAACCAAATAAAACTAAATTCATCATCAAGTCATCATGGTTACCTTCTGATGCCTCATAGGATTGACCACGAGCCACAAAGGTAGACATTTCTAAAATAGTCTGTGTATCTTTTACTATAAGTTTATTGGCTTCTAATATATCTTTAATTGCAGAACAACCAATACGTTTTACCTTACGGTTCATTTCAATACCAAGCCGATCTGCTTTAATTAAAGATTCCATATGTAAATGTTCGTATTCTAAATCGTGATACAAACCATTTGTAACTAATCCGCCCTGATCATTTGCCTCAACAATTACATAAGCTTCATTATAGACATTCGCAAACTTATAAATAACATTTGGGAAGAGTATTGGAGATATAGTATTATTGCGATAAACAGCAACCTGTTCAAAAGGTCTTGTGCTAATATCGATCACATTAAATGTAGAGTAATCCTGTCCTCTTCCCTTCGATACATCTACAGTCATTACATATTGATGGTCTTTTTCTGGTTCTTTGTATATTAAAGTACACCCACCATCTAAAACTCTTGCAGGTTCTCCAGCTCTTTGTTCTAATAAACAATCAGCACTAATTAAAGTATCTCCAGTTCCAAAGAATGTATTGCCAAATTCTTGATCAAACTGTAATTGAGAAGTATTTGAAATAGTAGCATTCTTCCATTCCTCATCTCTTCCGGGAACATCCCACCAATCAACCCTAAATGGTTTGAATTGATTTGTTCCTTGCATTGCTCCTTCCCAAATAGTATGGAACATATTACCAATACCATTTGCAGTTGAAGTGATAATTACTTTTGTATCTTTACCTGATGAGATAACTGGATATGTTGATGTATAAAATTCAGCAGCTCTTTCAACAAATGCAAATTCGTCCAAATAAAGCAGATTCACAGACATACCACGAATAGAAGATCCAGAGGTAGCTGCAGCAATAATACGAGAGTTGTTACTAAATTCTATTGACCCTTTGTTTAAAGCTCTACATCCAGGTTGTAAGAAAAATGGTAGATTCTCCAACATTAAAGTAATACGAGCAAGCATCTCTCTTGCAGTAGCGCCTTTGTTGGCTAGAACTGCAATAGTTTTTTCTGGATGGAAACAAGCAAACCAAAGTAAATAAGCAACAGAAGAAATAGATTTACCAGATTGTCGACATGCCAAAACTATAGAAAACCTAGTATCATTAAAATGATGGAACATTTTTTCTTGATATGGATATAGCTTAAAAGGAACCAGACCACGATCAAGTGAAATGACTTTACAATAGTTAATTGCAAAGTATGTAGGATCTTTCATGCATTTAGCATATTCTTGAAATTCGTCTTTTGTAAATCCGTGAGTAACACCATCTCTTTTTACGTTGATGTTACCATTATAATTGTCACTCATCTTTCTGGTAGTCGCTAATATCAACTATTTTATCCTCATCATTATCTAAAAGCATACGCTGTAAATCACTTGTGGATCCAATGAATACATTATTTGTAGTTTGATTTGCTAATTCTTTTGGCTGGTCAGTTTTATCAAAATCTTTTTTCTTCTTATGAAGATCTAACAGATTGCCATTAATATCAGCAACATGTTTCATCATATTAGAAAAGACTTCAAAAGCTCTAGGATGTTCAGTTGCTCTAGCAACATCCATCATTTCATCAAGAGCTTCAGAACCTTTTACTAAAAGATCGTGATAGATTTGTCTTGAGTATTCAAAATCATTATCTGCATTATTATCTTTACTCATTTTGACCTACCTAGGCACCAGTGCCTCCGTTGAGAGTTCTAACTACAAGAGCTAGTCTATCTAATGCTGAATCTACTGTTGTTGGTGGTGTTCCATTCCATAGATCGGCTGAATCAGTCGAATATCCTAATGTAGCTGTTGAAATAAGACTATTTACATTTGCTGAATCTAAAATTGTTGGAGTACCAGTTAAAGAACTATATGCAAAGTCTTGTGCAGTTTCACGTAATTGTACGTAGTCGCTATCAACTATAGTTGTTACAAATGCGCTGTCTCTATAAATGTCTGCTTGACGTGCTTGAATATAATCACTATCAATAATACCTGTCACAAAGGCACTATCTCTTTGATTATCAGTATCATCTAGAATTTTAATATTA